CTTCTCTGTATTCGCCTTTGGGCTGGAAGAGTTGGGAGGAGATTGTTGCTGAATTTTTACGTGCGAAAAACGATGCGCCGTTGCTGAAGACTTTTGTCAATACTGTGTTGGGCGAGACGTGGGAGGAAGAGACAGGTGCAAAGCTTGGCGCTGATAGTCTTAGCGAGCGTGCTGAGTTTTATCCAGCGGGTGAGATACCAGTTGGCGCAAGCGTTCTGACTGCTGGTGTTGACGTGCAGGACAACAGGGTTGCCATTGGTTTGTATGCATGGGGCGAAGGTGAAGAGTGTTGGTTAATTAGTCATACAGAGATTTACGGTGATCCAGCGGGACAAAAATTATGGGAGCAGGTTGATGATGTTGTTCTGCGTGACTACCCGCATGCAAATGGTGGCAGGGTCAAGGTTTCTGCAATCGGTGTTGACTCTGGTGGTCACTACACCAGCGAGGTGTATACATACGCCAGAACACGAAAAAATAAAGGTGTATTTGCGTTGAAGGGTCAATCTGTGCGAAACAAGCCACCGATTGGCAAGCCATCCAAGGTTGACATCAACTACAAGGGTCAGGTGCTGAAAAACTCCGCTGAGGTGTTTCCAGTTGGTAGTGACACGATCAAGTCAACGCTGTTTGGCAGGTTGAAGCACAATGAGATTGGGGCTGGATACATCCATTTTCATGCTGAGGCAGGGCAAGAGTATTTCAAGCAGCTCACGTCAGAACGTCAGATCGTGCGCTACGTCAAGGGTTTTGCGATTCGGGAATGGAAGAAAAGAGCTGGTGATCGCAACGAGGCGCTAGATACATTTTGTTACTCTTATGCCGCACTTCACTTTTTGTACATGCGATTCAATCGCAACACGATTTTTGAGCAGTTCAGGCGTGGCGTGCAGAATGCCGCAAAAAGTGCTGACGCAATGCAGGAAACGACAGAGGAGTCAAAGGAGTCGCCATACCGTCCGCCTCAGCGTAGACTCAAAAGGCAAGCACAATCATTTGTGACAAGCTGGTGAGCATTCTTGTCCCTGACTTGATCTTTGCAGGCGATACGGTCGTCTTTGACGTGCCTGCGTTTAAGGATTCAGTTGGCAACAGCATTGACAGTGGCACGTACACCCTGAAGTGGTACGCAAGGTTTAATCGCACGCACGAGGGTGCCACAGTTACTGGCACGGCTGAGGGCAACGGCTGGCGAATCACTGTTGCTGCTGCAACCACAACAGGCTTTGATGCAGGCCAATGGACTTGGCAGGCGATTGCGACCTACAGCACTCTCCAGCACACCGCAGGTCGCGGTCAATTTACGGTCAAAGCAACTGCTGCATATACGGGACAGCCTGCAGCATTTGATGATCGGAGCCGTGCTGAAATTGACCTAAGCCATGTTGAGACTGCAATCCGCACACTGGCACAAGGCGGAATGGTGCAGGAATACTCAATTGGTGGTCGCACATTGCGTCGTTACAAGATGGTCGAGTTACTGCAACTGCGTGATGATTTGAAGAATGAAATCGCTATGGAGCGCAAGCGCGAGAAGATTCGTCAAGGGCTTGGCAATCCCGGTCTCGCAAAAGTGAGGTTCATCTAATGGCAATTTTTGGTTTTGGTCGTACAAATTCGCTGCGCAGACAACTGCAGGAGAGCCGCCAACGCAACGCAAATCTGAAGCGTGCGTATGCAGCAGCGCAGAACAACAGGCTCACTTCTGATTGGATTTCACAAGCCACATCGGCTGATAGCGAGATACGCGGCAGCATCCGCATGCTGCGCAACCGCGCACGTCAATTGGTTCGTGATTCTGATTTTGCCAAATCGGCGCTGCGTGCTGTCAAAAACAATGTGGTCGGCACTGGCATATGCCACCAGTCACAGGTGCGGATGCAGCGTGGTGGGCGGTTGGCTGATGACATCAATCGACGGATTGAAGATGAATTTCACTATTGGATGAATGCAAAACGTTGTCACTGCGGTGGCAAGTTGAGCTGGTATGACATCCAACGTCTTTGCATAACGTCAATGCTGGAATCTGGCGAGGTGTTTATCCGCCTTGTCAAACAGACGTTTGGTGGCAGCAGAGTGCCGCTAGGACTAGAAATTATTGAGTCAGACCTGCTTGATGATGACTTCAGTGGTGTTGCAAAAAATGGCAACGAGATACGGATGGGCGTGGAGATTGACACATGGGGCAGACCCGTTGCCTATCACTTCTTTGATTATCACCCTGGCGATTATCAGTTCAGCTATGCACAGAAAGCCGCCAGAAGGCGTGTTCGCATACCGGCTGATGACATCATCCATCTCTATCTGATTGAGCGTCCTGGGCAGACAAGGGGCATCAGTGCTTTTGCAACTGCGATTCTGCGGCTGCGCAACCTGTCTGGCTATGAGGAGGCTGAAATTGTTGCTGCACGAGCAAGCAGCAGCATGATGGCCTTTGTCAAAACACCAGATCAAGAGCTGTTTGAGGATGGCACGTTTGATCAGGACTCTGTCCTCGACTTTTCGCCGGGCAGCATCAGACGACTGGCGCCTGGTGAGGAGATGCAATTCTTCACACCCAATCGTCCTGATGACGCTTTTACTCCTTTTGTTCAGCAAATGCTGCGAGCAGTATCGGCAGGGATTGGCTGTTCTTACACGCAGGTCAGCAGTGATTTTTCACAAAGCAACTACAGCTCTTCGCGTCTGGAACTGCTGGAGACAAGAACGCATTACAAGACGCTGCAGCAATATCTGATTGAGTCACTGTGCGAGCCGGTGTATCACAAGTGGTTGGAAATGGCGGTGATGGCACAGGTGCTTGATTTGCCTGGTTTTGACAGCAGCCCGCAGCGTTATCAAGACGCAAAGTGGATTGCACCTGCAGCGCAGTTTGTTGATCCACAAAAAGAAGCGGCTGCGTACAAGGACATGATCCGATCTGGGATTATGACACTTTCGCAAGTGGTTGCATTGCATGGTGGTGATTTTGAGGACCAAATGCGGCAACGGCAGCATGAACTTGCTGTGGCAGACGAACTAGGGATTGTCCTTGACACCGATCCATCCCAAGTCTCAAACAACGGCGTCAGTCAGCCATTGCCTGTTGCGCCAACAGAGCATCCAACAGACCATAGTGATGAGCCAGAAATAGAGGACATCAACTAATGGCTAAGGTCGGCGACAAAACAATTGATCTATCCCCTACTGAAGGGATGAAATCCGAGGCGCGGCGATATCGCGCATGGAAGCAGGAGGGTCGCCCAGGTGGCACCAGCGTTGCCGCAAGCCGCGCTACTCAAATCTTGAGCGGCGATGAGTTAAGCCCCGAAACCGTAATCACCATGGCTGCATGGTTTGCACGCCATGAGGTCGACAAACAAGGCAAAGGCTTTCGCCCTGATAGTGATGACTATCCCTCGCCTGGTCGCGTAGCATGGGCGGCATGGGGCGGTGACTCCGGTCAATCTTGGAGCAACATGAAATCCAAAGCCATCAAAAAAGCACGTGAGCGTGCCCTAGATGAATTAACGGATGAACGCCCCTACCCAAATGAGCACGCTGCTCGTTTAACTGACCCCGGTCAATATGACCGCATTCGACGCGTCAACGATGAATTCGGTGCTGGCATCGATGCCATCTATGGTGTTAAAAATGAAACGTCAGAGTTGCAAGCCATTCGTTTTGATGCTGACCGTTTCACGGCTGCAGAAGCCCGCGATTGGTTGTCCGATCACGATTACGATCCCATGGAATTCGAAGAAGCTACCGGTGAACGCAGCATGAATCGTGCTGCTCCTGACGGTGTGAAGGTTGGCGATTTTGTCGAGTGGGACAGCAGCGGCGGCACAGCACGTGGCAAAATCACGCGCATTTCTCGCAGTGGCGTCATCAACGTTCCCGACTCTTCGTTTACAATTAATGCATCAGAAGAAGATCCTGCTGCATTGATTCGCGTGTATCGCAAAGATGGCGACAGCTACGAGGCAACTGATCGCGTCGTAGGTCACAGGCTTTCTGAACTACGCAAGATTGCAGCACTGCGTTTCTTTGAAGGCGAGACGCAAAAGCGTGGTGTCACAACAGAATTCCGCACTGAGGCTGACGACAGGACACTGGAGTTTCCGTTTGCTAGCGAGAAACCAGTAGAGCGTTATTACGGCATGGAAGTGCTGAAGATGGATGAAAGGTCAATGGACCTGAGTCGCCTTAATGATGGAGCACCGCTTTTGTATCAGCATGATGCTGATCGGATTGTTGGCGTGGTACAGAAGGCATACATTAAGAACAAGCGTGCTTATGCACGTGTAAAACTCGCAAACAATGAACTTGGGCGCGAGATGCAAGAGCTGATCAAGGATGGCATCATCCGTAACGTCAGCTTTGGTTATAAAATTACCGACATGGAGACCGATGAGACCACTTCACCAGTGACTTATCGGGCAACTAAATTCCAGCCCTTCGAATTGAGCCTGGTCACAGTGCCTGCAGACGAAACGGTTGGAATTGGACGCGCCTTCTCTCATAATGAAGGCGTCAATACGGCGTCAGCCGTGGAAACAAACCCCAACGGAGTATTCACCGTGGATCAACACCTCAACGTTGAGGCTATCCGCGCTGAGGCTGTACAAGCCAAGGCGAAGGAAGCAGCCGAAATGATCGCCCTTGGTCAACGTACCAAGAATATTGAATTGGCTCAGGAGTTCATTGCTAACTCCCGCAGCCTTGACGAACTGCGTTCTGCCCTTCTTGAAAAGATGGGTGTTCAGGAAAAACCCCTGAATCCAAAGGATGCTGAGATTGGCATGAGCGAGAAAGAGAGGCGTGACTTCTCCTTCATTCGCGCCATCAACGCCTTGGCACATCCCAATAGCCAAGAAGCTCAGCGTGCTGCTGGTTTCGAACTTGAAGTCAGCCGTGCTGCTCAGCAGAAGTCTGGCAAGGAAGCCCGTGGCATCCTGATCCCTGCTGACGTGCTGGGTTATGGTCGTCGCGATCTGACTGTCGGCTCTGCTTCTGCTGGCGGTGATCTGGTTGCTACTGATCTGATGAGCGATAGCTTCATCGATCTGCTTCGCAAGGCTCTTGTGCTGCAGACTGCTGGTGCAACTGTGATGACCGGTTTGCAGGGCATGTGCGCTCTGCCGCGTCAATCTGGTGGCGCGACCGTGTACCACGTGGCTGAGTCTTCCTCAATCACTGAGTCGCAACTCACCGTTGATCAGGTGACGATGCAGCCTCGTACCCTTGGTGCGTTGACTGATTACAGCCGTCGCCTGCTGCTGCAATCCAGCATCGACATTGAGAACCTCGTGCGTCGTGACCTGGCTCAGCAGATCGCCATTGAAGTTGAGAACCAAGCCATTAATGGCACTGGCACCGGTTCTTATCCGCTTGGCTTCCTGAACGTGACCGGTATCAACACCGAGTCTGGCGTTGCAGCTTTCAGTGATTATGTAAACGCTGAGGCTGCCCTGAGCACCGACAACGCCCTGATTGGGACTCTTGGTTATCTGATGAACTCCGCTCTGCGCGGCACTCTGAAGACTACTGAGAAGGCTTCTGGCACCAACGGGATCTTTGTTTATGAGGCCGATAACACCATCAACGGTTACTCGGCTTATGTGTCCAACTCCATGCCGAACAACACTGCGGTGTTCGCTAACTTCAGCGACATCCTGATCGGCTTCTGGAGCGGTCTGGACATCATGGTTGACCCCTACACCGGTTCCGCCTCCGGCACCGTGCGTGTGGTTGCCATGCAGGACTATGACGTGGCCATCCGTCATCCTGAGTCCATCTGCAAACTGTCCTGATAAGTAGGAGTAGGCATGCGCATTCAGATGCTTCGTAACACCATTGTTGACCTCAAAGAGGTAAAGATTGGTGACATTGTCGAAACTGACAAGCGATCAGCACTTTTGTTGATTGGCATCCAAAAAGCTTTGCCTGCTCCTCTTCTTCAGGAAGTTGTCGTAACGGCTGACGAGCAGCCGGACCCAGTTCAAAACAAACCCGCTCCCAAACGGAGAAAGACCAATGCTGCACAATCTGGGGTCTAAGACCTACATCGGTAGCCTGCTTGGCGCTGATTCTCGCTCTGCAACTGCAAACGGCACCGGTTTTGACCTGCAAGGGTC